TCCGTAGACGAACTAATTGAAGACGAGAAAGCTTACGTCACCGCAGTTAGCGAATCTGTAAACGTCCCCGCAGCTGACACCTATGGTGTTATCCACGAGGCATCAAACATCAGCCCAGTTGACGAGCTAGACGCAATTGTGTCTCGCATCGCTGGCAAGTAAAGTAAGGAATAAGTAAATGGCTCTTAATGAAATTTACAAGCACGCCAATGAGCTAGTTTTCCCTGTACACACTTCAGTTGACTCTGGAGATGTTGTAAAGGTTGGAGACATCGTTGGAGTTGCACAAGAGGACGCAGTAACTGGTGAAGATGGAAACACTTATTCCACTCTAAAGCTAGACGGCGCTTTCGAAATCGCAGTAAAGTCTGGAGACACTTTTGATGTCGGCCAGAAGGCTTATGGAGTTGCCAACTCTACTTCAGGAATTGTTCCAGAAGTACAGGAATCTTCCACTAGCGCTAAGCTAGTTGGACACGTTATCAAGACCAGAACTGGTTTTGCTGTCGTTCGTCTGGCTCAGAACTAAGGATAGGGAAAAATGACTGAAAACACTACATCAAGACAGGTTGAAGCAGCTAAGCTTCTCGAAGGTGCACTTCGTGGAGACCGCCGTGACAAGCTAAAGCTACAAGAAGGTATTTCCACAAGTGACCTACCTATCCAGCTAGCACCAGTAATCAACAAGATTCTATTGCAGAACTACGAGTCCACCCCAAAGGTGTGGGACCGTTTCGCAACTCGTCTAGTTGTTGATGACTTCCGCAAGCAGCAGTTCCTAAACCTTCGCTACGAGGACGCAGGACTTGACAACCAGGGAGACACCTTCCGTGAAGGCTCACTTCCTACCGTTGGCGAGTACGATGAGTACCCAAGCGCAGGATTCTTCTCAGTAACTGAGGCAGACTTCGCAGTTAAGAAGGCTGGACAGAGAGTACGTTTCTCATGGGAAGCTGTTGTTAACGATGGAAACATCTCATTGCTAGAGCGTCTACCAATCGAGCTAGGCCTAAAGGCTGCTGGAAAAGAAGACGAAGAAGTTACCAAGCAGCTTGTTTCAAGCTCAGGTCTAAACACCGCTAACTTCAAGTCAGCAAACAACAACCTGTTCGCTGCAAACGGTGCGCTAACTCTAGAGAACCTAGAGAAGGCTATCCAGGCTGCAAACCTACAGCAGTACAACGGCAAGCTAATCCAGCCTGTAAGCCGCTTCGCATTGGTAATCCCACGTGCGCTTGAGCTTACTGCACGCAAGATTCTTGCAGTTCAGACTGTTGAGACATCAGCTACTGTTGGTTCAATCGTAACCAAGACCATCACTGGAAACCCAATCGGTTCTCAGGTTGAGATTGTTGTTAACGACTGGATTACAAAGATTAACTCTGGTGCAGGTGCCTACTGGTTCCTAATCCCAGTACCAAGCGCAACCCTAAACCCAAGCGTAGTTCTTGGCTTCCTTCGTGGCTTCGAGGCTCCTGAGCTTCGTGTCAAGTCTGCAGCTGGAGTTGCTCTAGGTGGAGGAGACGTTCCTGAGAACTTCGGTTCATTCGATAACGATGACTGGCAGATGAGAATCCGCCACATCGCTACTGGTGGATTCTTTGTTCCTGCTGGAACTATCGCTTCAACTGGTGCAGGTAGCTAATAGCCCTACATCCCAATAAGATTGCCCCCTCTTCGGAGGGGGTTTTCTTTTATCCGCACAATGTGCTATAATAGATGAATAATTTAATAGGGGCATAATTACAAAAGACCAGCACTAAGGAAACGAAAGGTGGTCCAATGAAAAAGCTTATAATAATTTTAACGCTAGCACTAGCTCTCGTAATTTGGGGGCCAGAAGCTTACGCAGATACTCCTGAGAAAAACCCTAATCCTAAACAAAGTTATTCTTCTTTTATTCAAATGTTAATAGAAAATAAAAAAGCTGAAAACCTTAGAATTAAAAATGAAGAAATTAGCAATCAGTTAAAAATTAGAACTGAAAAAACAAATAACAGAATAGCAGAACTAAATACTTATGTTGGTAAAACGTGGTATGTATTTGCTGGCTCTACACCTAAGGGCTGGGATTGTTCTGGATTGGTTAAGTGGTTTTACGCTGACCTTGGAGTAGACCTTTACCACTCAGCTGCAATACAAATGTTATCTGGAAATTTAGTGCATGAACCACTTCCTGGGGACATTGTTTCTTTTACATCTAGCAATGGCAAAACTGCCTACCACAACGGTATTTATATTGGCGATGGTTTTTACATTCATTCTCCAAGACCTGGAGTAAAAACAAAAATATCTCATCTGTCAAGTTACGGTGAAAACTACCCAGGAATTACGTTTACAAGGATAGAATACTAGACAATGGTATAATAGTCCTCCAACCCCAAACTAGTAATTAACATTAAACAGAAGAATTTGTATCAGAATACCGCACCAAGAAAGCACCGTTTGGCTACCAAGATGTAGCTGGTAACTCGGTTGGTGAAATAACTTTTCTAAGAACCTACTCACGCCTTAAAGAAGATGGCACCAAAGAAACTTGGGCCGATGTCTGTGAGAGAGTAATTAATGGAATGTACTCACTCCAAAAAGACCACGCAAAGCAAAGCCGCTTACCGTGGAATGACTCTAAAGCTCAGGCCTCAGCTAAAGAAGCTTACGCTAGATTATTTGAGCTGAAGTGGACACCACCAGGCCGTGGCCTTTGGGTTATGGGAACTGAGATTGTAAACAAGCAGAAGAACTCCGCAGCACTACAGAACTGTGCTTTTGTTTCAACGAATGAAATGACAAAGAGCAACCCAGGAAAGCCATTTGCTTTCTTGATGGAAGCTTCCATGCTTGGGGTGGGTGTAGGCTTTGATGACAAGGGTGCTGACAAAGGCTTTGATATCTACGAGCCAGCTGGTGCACAGGAGTATGTAATCCCAGACACCCGTGAGGGCTGGCAGGAATCTACAGTTGCCCTAATTAATTCATACTTAAAAGCTGACCAACAGTTACTTGAGTTTAACTATGACGAGGTTCGTCCCTACGGTACTCCTATCAAGACTTTTGGTGGAACAGCCTCTGGACCAGAGCCACTAATTAAGTTACACAATCATATCAGAAAACTATTTACTGGCAGAGCTGGCGAAAAGCTTACTCGCAGAGACTTAGCTGATATTGGAAATATGATTGGTGTTTGTGTAGTTTCTGGAAACGTTCGCCGTTCTGCTGAGCTGCTAATCGGTAGAATTGATGATGAAGACTTTTTAAACCTTAAGAACGCAGAGAAGTTTCCAGACAGAAATAGCTATGACCCAGCAAATCCAGGTTGGGCTTGGATGAGTAACAACTCGGTAGAGGTTTCTGTTGGCACGGACTTTTCCCCTATCGTTGATGGCATTGTGCGTAACGGTGAGCCAGGAGTTATCTGGATGGACGTTAGCCGTAAATACGGAAGACTAGCTGATGCACCAAACAACAAAGACCACAGAGTGGTTGGATACAACCCTTGTGCTGAGCAAAGTCTTGAAAGCTTTGAGATGTGCACCTTGGTTGAGACTTACCTAAACCGTCACGAGTCCCTTGAGGATTACTTGCGTACAGTTAAGTTTGCTTACCTTTACGCTAAGACCGTAACTTTGCTTCCGACTCACTGGGAAGAAACAAACGCAATCATGCAACGTAACCGCAGAATTGGAACCTCAATGTCTGGTGTTGCAAACTTTGCAGACATTCACGGTTTACCAGTATTGCGTGACTGGATGGACAAGGCATACCACACAGTTCAGAAGTATGACGAAACATATTCAGAGTGGCTAGGCATCCGTGAGTCAATTAAGACCACAACCGTAAAGCCATCTGGAACTGTATCAATCCTAGCTGGAGAATCTCCTGGGGTTCACTGGACTCCAGGAGGTAAGTTCTTTAACCGTGCAATTCGTTTTAGCAACTCTGACCCAATGTTGCCACTATTTAAAATGGCTAACTATACGGTTGAGCCAGCTAGCGAATCACCTGAGACAACCAGCGTGGTTTACTTCCCAGTAAAATCAGATGCTACAAGAGCTGAACGTGATGTGTCTATTTTTGAAAAGATGGCATTAGCTGCCACTGC